GATTCAATAGTTGGTGATGGTCTTAATCCTCTTTTTGTTGCTGCATCTTCTTCAGCATAAACTGGATTACCAGCTTTATCTTTTCCTATCGCACCACTCTTGGAATAATCACCATATCTAGCACCGAAGGTATCCCCATAAGGAATTGATTCTAAAATTAGATAATCATCAAGAGGAGATATTATTCGTATCCAAGGTTTTAATTTACTGGCACCAATATTTTTTCCAATTCTTGATTGAATAGTTTTCCTAATTTCAGGATTAATATTTGATAATTGTGGGAAATTTCCTTCCATCTTACTTATTAATTTGATTTACTATATCTACATAATCAATAGGTATTCTTAAAATTGTACCATCTTTTAATGCCAATGGTGCATCATGAATATTATTAGCCGTAGATATAATCCACCAATAAGTAGAATTACCATAGTATTCATAGGCAAGTGAATCTAATCTATCACCTGTTTGAGTAACTATATAGATATCAGAATCTTTTAATGGAATATCAGGATATATTTTTGAACGATATACCTGTTTACCATTTTTAAGTTTTTTTATTTTATTATTTTCGTATCTACTTGACATTATAGTTCCTTCTTTTAATCATCGTTTCTTGAATCATATACAAGCATTGGACTTCCACTTGGTGAAACTGCATAAACACCTACTAATGTACCCTTTTCTGCTTTTAAGAATATTGTATTTGCATCAAAATTTTCTTGTACATATTTTCTTTCACCAGGTATATCTTTTAAACCAATTATTTGTACTCTACCTCTTGGACCAACAGCTCTTCTATAACTCATAAATACCTGTCCTTGTTGTCCTGTTAATGAGTGTTTAGTAGTAGTTTTCTTTACAAATGTTGTTGGTGTTTCTCCATCTAAAACATCAACATTAGAACTTTGATTTTTAACTGGTTCTTCGATACCCGCTTCTTCTACTGAAGGTAATGTTGGTGTTTTTTCTTTTAACAAACCTTTAGCTTTATCTGTTCCTTGTGTAACAACACTTACATTTGGTTCTTGTGCTTTACCTCTATCATCAACTTTTGGTGGAGCTTCTTGTTTTTCTTGACCATCTGCTTCTAATCTTGTATTTTGAGCTTCATTCATATTAACTCTATCTTCATTTATTTTTTCAACAGCTGCTTTAGATTTTTTATATCCATAAAGTGCTGATAATACTCCTTCATGTTCGATGAATTTAATAGTGAGTGAAACTTCAATATATTTTGGTAAATACCCAATATCACCATCTGTTTCCCAAGTACCTGTATCTGGTAATGTGTACGATAGTGATTCGATAAATCCTTTTTTACTTACATAGATATCACCTAATCTGAAATCTACAATTGGTGGGTTTACTAGCCTACTTTTAGTAATTGATGGATATGCCATTTTTGTTAATCTTGTAATTCTCTCCCAACATACATTCAATTCAACAGGTGAACTACAATATATACTTAATGTGAAAGTTACACTTCTTTCAACACCATCATAAGTGTAAAAATTAAATGGATTACCAACAAATTTATTACTATTCCATGTAGGTGATACTGTTTCAGATACACCAGTTACTATACTTCTAAATATTGTTGGTTTTTCTCCTAATTTCCCTATATGAAATGGTATAATATCATAATAAGTTTTTTCACCAACTTTTAAACCACCATCATCAGTCAACTCATACTCATCTTGACTTAATATATTTAATGTATCACTTTTTCCCCATCCTACTACATCTTCCATTGGGGTAATTTTGTTAGATAAATCTACACCAGTACCAAGATATGGGTCAGTTGCGGTAAATCTTGAAACTCCCTTACCAGGTCCTCTTCTTATACCATATATTGGAGATATTTTAGAAATATCTAATTTAGTGCCTTCTAAATCTTTTTTTACTCCACCATCTGAGTCTGATGGTAAAGTTTTTGATTTATTTACATCTGTATAAGTTCTATCATTACTTGTATATTCAACTGCAAAATTCTTTCCTTCAGCACTACCAACACCACCTCCTTCGCCAAATAATGCTCCTCTTAATTTATCTTTAGCTAAACCAATACCTTGACCAAGTGCTTGTTTACCAATTGTATTTGGATTACCACCACCTGTTTGTTTTAAAAATTTTCCAACACCAGTACCATTATCTTTTGGTTTAACTGGTTCTAAGGAATTTTGTTTTTCAATATCATCAATAATACTAGTTGGTATTTGTGCTGATGGTATTCCAAGTTTATCATTTACATAATTTCTAGCTTGTGTAATCTTACCACCTATTAATCCACCACCACCATCTTGATTTGGATTAGTTCCACCTTTAATTTCTTCTAACAGAGGTGTACTTCTTAATGCGATACGAGTTGCCTCATTACCATAAATCAAAGGATTATTTATTTCTACTGCAGATTTAATTCGGATACCACTTGTTTCTTGTTTTACAAGAGTTTCCTTATCTGGTTTTACCGAATCCTTTAAACCACTACTATGAAATAATTCTAATAAAGTTGGCATAATCTTATCCTGTGTTCATATTAAATTTATTAACAACAGACCTATCACTAGTATCCATTACTAAAGAAGTAACTTTTTGTCTATCTAAATATACATCTTTATTTGCAGATGTAGCATCTATTAATTCTTTCATTTTTTGTAACATAGAATCTTCATATTCTGATAAACTTCCTTCACCACTTAAAGCTCCTACAACACCACCGATAGCATCTCCTACGGCTCCTATTGCTCCACCTATTGACATACTCATTGAAAAATCTGATAACTTATCTAATTTATCAGTATCTAAAGTTTGTAATTGAGTATTGACGGTACTAAGACCTCTACCCATTTCCATAAATGCGTTTGCAAGACCTTTAACACTATTAAGTTTTTCTGTATTAATTGATTCTGATAAGTTAGTAAAGAATCGTGTTACCGAACCTCCACCTAACGCGGCTGCCAAACCTAGACCAGCTACACCAGCTGCTAATAAAGGAAAGGCTAGTGCCATCGTCATTAAAGCTCCTGCCTTTTCTAATGTTATTACAGATAACATACTTACCAATCCTGCAGCAACTGAAGTTATTACTGTGGCAACCCCAGCAAATACACTTGTTATAATACTACCAAAAGCCTCAAATGCTGGAGCGGCTAGATTCATAGCAAAAGCTAATGGTATCAATGAAGCACCAAATCCAGCGAGAACTAATAAACCTATACCTATTTGTGGTAATGCCTTTGATACTGTATTACCAAATCCTTTTAAACCTAAACCTAATGCTTTTAATCCTGCTCCTGCTATTCCTCCAAGTAATCCTACTGCCAACATACCTGGTATTGCTGGTAATATTGCAACAAACCCTAATGCCGTTGGTATTAAGTTTAAAGCACCAAATAATACTTTACCATTACCCATTGCCTTCAAACCACTAGCTAATCCTTTTAAACCACTAGGTCCTTTAGTTTTTGTTTTTGGTGCAATATTATTTGTCTTATCTAAATTTTCACCTACATTACCACCACCAAACATTTTACCAATTTTTGAACCAATTTTTGTTTTACCCATTAATTGAAATGATTGGTTTGCTTGTGATGATAACATTAAGAAAGTACCCATCGTTTTCATGAAACCTGGTCCAAACTGAGCTACTAAGGCCTTTGACCCTTCAACTAAACTATCAAAGTTATCAACTTGCATTTTTGAAATAGCATTCGCTTTTTCTTGGTTTGTGGCCATTTTCTGAAGTTCAGCTACAGATACTCCTAATAAATCAGCTGTCTGTCTTTTTTGGAATACATCCATCTTGTTGAATGCTTCAATACCACCAAGTTGTTTTAATGTTTCTTGAGTTGCACCTTGAATATCACCTTCATAAGCCAATGCTCTTGCTCTGTTAAGATTTATGTTTCTTCCTAACATAGCACCTAATTCTAATTCTTTTGTAATAGATGTTTCAAAATCAAGTAAACCATTAGCAATACCACTAATTGTACTCATGTTAGTACCAAGTTTTGCTGCATATCCAGCGGCTTCTATTATATTTTTACCACCCTCTTTACCAAATAAAGCAAATTCTTCAGCAGATGCGGCAACATCACCCATTAACTGAGAAACAGGTATATTATTCATTCTAGCGAATGAACGAGCACCATCCGCAAGATTCATTGCGGTATCAGTTGAACCACCATTTAATCTAGCTAGTGTAGCAGTAAGTTTAGCGGCCTCATCGCCTGATATTCCGAAGTTGTTTGCAAGTAAATTTACTTGAGTTTGAGTAGCAAATGAAGCATCTTCCAATCCACCCATCTCTTGTGAAAGAGTTTTAAGTGTACTTGCTGAATCTTTAAAGAAATATGATAAAGCTGCTGCACTTCCAACAGCACCACTCAAACCTTCACCTACTTGTCCTAATTCTTTATTAGTTTCAGCTACTTTACCTAAGAAATCTCCAGTTACAAAAAGTAAACCACCCATTCCACCTCTTGCTGAATTTAATTTTAAAATAACTGTTTCAACACTTTCAGATATTGATTGGAATGTTTTTCTTAGTTTTTCATTTGCCTCTTCTACTAAATCGGTTGCTTCTTTTTCTTCTTTAGTAAGTTTTGATATATCTTGTGCACTACCTTTTATTTTTTCAAGAATTTTAAATATTTCTGAATCTTTTCCTAAAATTGCTGCGGCAACATCTAGTTGTTTTTGTAAAGCTTCATTCTTAAGAGCTATTTGTTCTTTATCTTCCGCATTTAAATTTGATAAACTTCTTGTTTCTTCAAGAATTTGTTCAATTATTTGTTTTTGTGCATCATTTAAATTTGATAATGATTTTGTTTCATTTACAGCCTGTGTTTGTAATTCTTTAAAAGTACCAAATTGTGATGAAATTGAACTTACACCTTTTTCTAATTCAGCTACAAATGATTGAGATTCAGAATTAATTTGTTTGAGTTCATTACCTAAATCTTTAACAACTTTTGCTTGTCTTTCTAATGAGACAGAATAGTCCTTACCAGATTTCTCTTGCATATCAAGAAGTTTCTGATATCTTATTTGCTCCTTTTGAAGCTTTTGTAAACTATCTGCTCGTTTATCTGCCATTTAAACCTTTTACTTTTTTCTAACAGTATATTTGTTTAATTGTTTTCTTAATTCTTCTGATTCCTTATTCACCTTATCCATTTGTTTTTGTAATTCAGGTGGAAACCCTCGTTTTTTTGCTTTCTTAATAAGTCTATCTGCGGTACCTTTTGATATACCATCAAAGAAATCACCTATAAAACGAGATACAACATTAAGTTCGTTTATATTCTTTTTTGACATAAGTTCTCCTATATACTTTTATACTATTATAAATATAGTACAAAAAAAAAGTGAGGAATTATTTCCTCACTCTTACTCCTGGTCCTTTAGGACTGGATTTTCCTTGTGCTTTCTTTAGTTCAGCTTGTTCTTTCTTTTTAGATTCAACTAACTTTTTGAAGTAGAAATTTCTCCAATGGATAGGCATCCCATAAACCTCAGACCAAGTGAAACCATTTCCATAGTTAACCATCTCCCAAATTTGTTCATGGAGTTGAATAGAGTAGTTACTCGGTAGGGTAAAAAAACCCGGCCCCAAAGGGGATATCGAGGGCCTCCTCTTCACCCGTCAACTCAGATACAAAGTTGAATGTTAAGTCAAGGTCTGGTGTTATTTCTTGAACATAGTTTCTAAGAGCCCTTGAATCTCTAGCAAGTAAACTATTTCTTACAAAATTATTAATGAATCCCTTATCGGTATTTCCATCAACTTCAAGTATCATATATCTTAATCTAGTTGATATATCTTGTGATACTGAATCTCCTTTTTGTAATCTTTGTAGTGCTTGAATCTCAGCATTTACATCCAATTCATCTTTATGAGTTAGTAATCTAAATACTATTTTCTTTTTAGATTGTGGTAATTCGAACTCGTATTTATTTTCTGTATTAAGTAAATCAAAATCTATTTCTTTTGTTTGTAATTTACTTAAATCAATTGATACCTTTTGTAGTTCTAAGGTAGATGGGTCGGTAACTTCTACTTTGTATTCAGGACCATATCCCAAAACTCTTGTTGCAACTAATATAGCATTTTTATCACCAATTAGAATATCATTAACATTAACATCTTTGTCAACAACGATAGATTCGAACAACTTATCAAGCACCACCCCCTTCCTTATCAAATTTTGTGAAGCAAGTATATCCTCTTCTCTAGCGGTCATATACTTTATCTCTACACTACCCTTTGATAACGGGTTTGATTCTGGATAACACTTACCCTTAGAAGGTAGGTCAATTATCTCAGTAGGAAAATCAAAATTTGCCATAACATTTAAATTAATTTGTTTTATATAAATATATACTTTTAAAAAAGTTGGAATATAGACACAAAAAAAGTTCTCACTAAGAGAACTTTTTTATTTAAAAAATATTTTGGAGTAGTATTAAAATTCTAAGATTGCATAATCATAAGAAAGTGTTAGAGTGATTTCTGCTGGGTCAGTAGCATTTGCCCAATCTAAATCATTAAATACAGCATTGTTGATAAATGCACCTTTAAGTGTCCATTGTTCAATTTTATCACCCACTGGTCCTAACATATAACATTGGATATCTTTCTTATAGAAATCTGCATATCCATCTCTACCTGTTAGTGATTCGTGAGAAGTTCTAACCCATTCCATTACTGCTTGAGCACCACTTGGAACAATTGGGTCATATAAACTTATTTCAACATCTTGCCATTCACCTTTACCTTTAAGTTTTCTCTTAACATTGATGTGGTCAAGTGTTACAGTTTCAAACTGAATTGAAGGTCTGTTAGCTGTTTTAATTAGATATGAAGGGATACCATCGATTTCCATGATGAATCTATTCTTCATCTTCGGTTCGAAGTTGGTATAAAACATATCGTTAAATTCTAATACTTCTGCCATTTTTTTCTCCTATTATATACTACTATAAATATAGTCCTTTTTATTTTTTAATTTAATTATGCTGTAAATGATGCTCCAGTCGGTAATATGTTGAAATCTAACACGATGAATTCAGCAGTTTTCGTTGGTTGTAAGAAAATCTGTCCAGCCATGATGTTTCTATCGATAACATCTGGTGTGTTATTACTTTCATCCATTACCACTCTAAAAGCAAATAAACCTTGTCTTTGTTGTATTCCTTCTAAATAAGGATTAACAGTATTTAAGAATCTACCTCTTGTTTGAGCCGTATTCTGTTCGAAAACTAAGTATCTCGAAGTAGAAGCAATAAACTTCTTAACTTTGATTAATAATCTTCTTACATTGATTCTATCAAGTGCAGATGCCTTATCTTGTAAAGTTTTTTGTCCAAATGCTACGATACCTTCACCAGGGAACTGAGCAATTGGGTTAATCTTACCTTCATATAGTGTATCTCTCTCAGCATGTGTTAATCTATTTAATACACTTACTGCTCCTACAATACCACCTCTATTTAAACCAGCTGGTGCAAACCATTCAGCGGCAACCGCATCGTTCGCAGCATATATTCCTGGCATCAATACTGATGGAGGTATAGTAGTTAATTTATTAGTTCTACTATCAATTGTTTTTACCCATGGGTAGTAAGTACCTACATAGTTAGAATCAATTGCAGAACCTTGTGAAACTGCCTGGTCGATAGTATCGTTACCATCAGTTACATCACCAATAAAGAATGCATCTTCTCTAGCTTCTACCATATCAGTTACTTTATCAAACACATAAGAGTGTAATCTTCTTACAACACCTGGTGCAGATACTAAGTTGATATCGAAATCATCTGGATTAGATACAGCATTGATTGCCTTAACATAAGCAACTGAACCACTTGCAGTTGATGATGATAAATCAAATCCTTGTGAATTTCCA